AAGTTCCGTGCTGTCGCCATCATCAGGGTCCAAAAAGAAATCTTGCAATTTATCTTTATACATCTCTCTCGATTTCATATTTGGTTCCTCTTCCTGCAGGAAGTTGAAAATCTCCAACAACGTTATCTGAAAAGCAGAAACACTATCCTCACTCGAAGCAAGTATCTCCGCTTCCAAAGAAGAATGAACTGCGCCGGAGCGAATTGTTCCCCTGTCCAAAACTCCGATGCGTGCCAGTGACTCAAGCAAGTCCTTTTGAATATGATAACATTCTTCAGTTATGGTATTCTTTGGGAACGTAGAAAGTCTTGACTTTTCTTTAGACACTACAATATCAATAAGGTCGTGGTCAAAGATTAAAAAATCGCCATTAACCGCCTTTCTTGCTTCGCGAAAAACAACCTCTTTTGTGACTGGTTCCTTGTCCTTCTCACCTCGAATAATATTGATTTTAAGCATCTTCCAACTCCCTAACCAGTTCTTGGACTTTGAGTACTTCTTCAACCATTGTATCATTAATTTCTTGATTTTTGTAAGATTCTAACCGTTGTAAAATCTGGTCGTACTTTTCTCTCATCTCTTCCTGTTGAAAGTTTTCGTTACCCGAGAAAGAATACATCTTATCTTTTAGGAGACCAACCTGTTCATTCATGTAAACCTTTAGTCCAAGAGAATTATCCGAGAACGATGCAATATAGTTTGTCAGTAGTTCCTTTTGATTCTCTGGCAGAGAGGCATACTTTTTGTTGAACCCTTCTACAAAAGTCTTATAGGTGATATTGTCTATGTGTACCTTATCTTCCTCCTTTTTAGAAGTAAGAGAATCAACCATCTTTTGCTCTAGTAACATCTTTTCTTTAATTGAAGTCTTGTTATTGAAGATTCCATAGACGGTTGCAAGGTTCTTGTAATTAGGGACAAAGTTATTAAACACGCTCGTGCTCAGGGTGTAGTTGACTTCCTTAATCAACTTGTTCTGAGACCTAAAAACTTCTTGACTATCTAGCGATGAATACCTCTGCTTCGCTTCCTGCAGCATCTTACTTGCTTCTTCATGAGATAGGTCCTCAGTTTCAAGGACTTCTTTGTACACCTTCAATTCCTCACTAAGGACAGACCCCCTGGAAAAGTGCTCTTTGATTATTCTTTTAACAAGCGACTGTCTAGCGGTGTTTTTCTTTACCACTGCCTTAATGTACTCTCTGGTGAGCGCCTCAAACAAAAACGCTGTATTTCTTTTTTTATTGTGCTTCAGTCTCATTTTTAGGTTTCCTATTGTGCAATTCACTGATTAGGTCAGCAACCTCTTTATTTAGAGAAAAGATGTTTTCTTCCTCACTAATGTAAGTAGTGTCGTTAGACTCGGAAAGTCGTTGCTTATCCTCCTCTACAACTCCTCTGGACAATGACTTTAACTTCTTATAACCTGGAACTGTTCTGTAAGACTGGGTTCTACCGCCATGGTCTCTCTTGTCTCTTTCCCCAGTCATCTGTTTAGTGATGTGAATCTTGCCCTTTGATTTGTCAATCGGTGCATCTTCACGAGAACCCGGTGCTGCTAGTAGAGGACTCTCGTCGCCGCCAGGAATCTCTTCGTCCCCTGCGGAAAGCACTTCTTCTCCGCCCGTGAGGTCTAAACCAGAACCACCACCTTCGCCCCCAAGTTCATCTGCGCCGAGTAAGTCTTCTTCACCCTCCGTGCTTGCGCCAGAAGCTTCTGCCTGCGCTTGTTCAGATACTGCCTCTAGTCTTGCGTCGAACTGTCTATCGTAGTACATCTGTCTTTGGTTCTTAACAAACTCTTCTTCAGTCATATTAAACAATCTAGAAGCAATCCACTGACGACTAAAGTACCCTTCCGTTGCAGCGGTTGCAACATCAAACTTAGTCTTCCAGTGCTCTAGTTCCTGTAGTTCTGCAATCTTTGATGGACTGTTTAACCTCAACTTAAAGTTAATAAGGTCTTCACCACGATAACCCAAAGTATAGAGATGCACAATACCAATTTTCTCCATCTCTGTCACCACAGACCTCTGGAGTCTTTGCACGGTTCTAGCAAATCTTATATCTTTCTGTGCAAGAGTGGTTGCATCTTCGCCACCACCTGCTTCGGCATTCGTACTCGTTAAGTAAGAACCTGGAATCTTCAGTGCAGAAAACAACTTATCTCTCAGATACTTAACATCGTCAATATCTCCAGTGTAAGTTCCGCCAGGAAGACTCTCTACCTTTGATGAAGAACCGGCACGAGTAGGGATAAAGTAATCCTCATCCACAGACATTGGGTTATATCTCAAGTCAACTCGACCCGAAGAAGGGTCAACCACCTGATTTCTCTTCATTGAAGTCATAACTTTTTGCATATATTGTTCAATGTCTTGGGGTGGAATATTACCTACATCAATATAGAAAACTCTTCTCTCTGGAGAGCGAACAATGCGATATGCCATCATAGCGTCTTCAATAAGAGTTAACTGTCGCCAGATACGACGTGCAGGTTCAAGAACCGAAGTTCCGTATGGGGTATACTTGTCGTTCCCCAAAATACGAAAGTGACCAATCTGCCAGTTCTCAAAAGTGAGTCCAGCAGAGTTCCACTGGAATTGACAATAGTTAGGATTCGTCTTGTCCTCACCTTCAAGTCTTTCGACTTCTTGACCAGGCAGACCAATAACACTCTTAATCCCCAAAACCTCATCAATGTCCAAGTATAAAAAGAAGTCACCATACTTACACATCGTGCGACACCAACCAAAAATATTGTATTCAATATTCATAATGTTAAAATACAGCGCCGACAAGATACCTTTAATTTCTTCGTTGTTGCAGTCAATTGTCATAAGAGGATTCATTGCACTGTGGTTTGTCATCTCATCTGCATAAATATCAAGAGCAGACGCAATCTCTGGTGTGTACTCCATTTGGTCAAAGTCTACATACCTTTCCAGTCTGTTCTGACTACTTTGAGCATTACCGTACAGACCCGCAAACGGATTATAATCCATTCTTTTAAATTGCTTTCCACTAGCAGACACAAACTTGTTCGCATACATGTCGAGTTGTCTTCTTCTCAACCTTCTTGCAGTTTGGGTCCTATAATTGACAATTGGTCCCGATAACAGTCTTGTTAGTTTCTTGAACAAATTGCTTTGTGCATTTTTTGGATTTACTTTTCTTCCGCCTGCCATTTTATTTATCCTTTAAACAACCAAGGAAATTGCTCATAAGTTTGAGACTGCTGCTTCCTCTTTTCAAAGACGCTATCACCCTCATACCCATGCATTCCTTTTATTGTAGTATTCATTTTAGTTTTTGCTGCCACCATTGTAGCAAGAAATGCTTTATTATATTCTATACTTCTCTTATTCTCAATCAAAGCAGTATCCCTTACCCAACAACCAATTGCACACGCCATAATCAAGTCATCATTATATGACCGCATTGCTTCAGGTCTCCCGTTGTTCCATACAAACGTTTTCATCTCACTATAGAGACGGGGAGAATTTATCGTAATTAGTTCATTTCTTACAAATTCTTCCAACTTTGCCACAATCAATGGTCTCGTCTTCTGACTTGTGGTAAACCCTGCCACAGCATTTGATGCTGCTTCAGCAGTAACCTGGTCCACATACTCGTGCGACGATTTGATTGAGTGGTAGATATTAGGATACTGCATTTCTTTTAGTTTGTCAAGTACTGCAAAACCAACAGTGTTATTTTCTACAACTATCATGCAATCACCATATTCTCTTCCAGCGTCAAACAAAATCTGAGAGAACAAATCTGGAGTCTGTCTTCCTTGGTATTCTGCCACAATCTCCATCGTAAGGGTGTCAAATATATGAAATACTGAAAAGTCTTTCCCGTCTCCTCTAGCAACATCTGCGCTGAGAAGATAAGGAACACCTGCTTCTGCTTCCTTCCATATCCAATAGTTTCTATCAAATCCTGTTTTATATTTTGGTTCAGCGACGTGTTGTCTAATCGCTTCCATTCTATCTGGGTGGAATACTGTTTCACCAGACATGTTGAAGTTGCACTCCAACTCTTGAGCGATTTGGCGACGAGACATATTTTTGGTTTCTTTCTCAAACCATTCCTGACCTCTGTCTGGATGTACATCCCACGGAAGGTTCATTGGGAAAAAATCGTTAGAACCATTCTCTGCATCAACATAAGTTTTGTGAAACCAGTTACCAACACCGTTTGGAGTTGAGAGGGCGATACAACGACCACCAGTAGATAGTGTTGGATAAAGACCAGTCCACAATTCATCAAGTCCCTCAACGTGTGCCGCCTCGTCCACAACCAAAAGTGATAGCGCTTCTGAACGACCAGCGTCTCCCGAAGTAGAAGATGCTTTAATTTGAGACCCGTTTGTTAATTCGAACGACGTTCTATTGTCTACAGACACTTGCGCGATGCGTATCCAGTCCGGACAGTTTCTCATAATTGTTTTTACTTTCTTTACAAGATTTGCCGCAGTACCAAACTTAGTTGCCAGCACCAACACATTCTTTTCCTTGTGGAACATCATCAACCACACCACGTATGCTGCTGTAACGGTCGATAAACCCAACTGGCGTGCCTTAAGTACAATATTAAACCGATGGTCCTCAAAGTTCTTAAGAGCATCCTTTTGAAATGGAAATGTCTTGAATGGAATTAAACCTTTTAGTGGGTGTGTGATTTTTGCATAATTTGTGATAAAATAGTCTGGGTCCCTGCCGGACTTAACTATTTCTCGCATTATTTCTTTCTTAGTTAAGACTGAATTCATCTTTTCCTGTTTGAGAAATCGTATGCCTTGAAGACCTCAAAAGGGTCTGCTTTTCTTTTATCGTTAGGAGTCTTCTTTGCTTCGGGTGTCGTTGGGATACCCATCGCTTCTCTTTCGTTTGTTTGTTCTTCGATGCCACCAATCTTGAATGCCTGGCGAGCAGTAACGAGTGTTCTGACTCTTGACACTGGTTGGACCAAAACATCAACGTCTCCTTCCTGAGTTAGAGACAAACTGGACTTTGTAAGTGCTCTATACTCTTTCTTAATAAAGGAAGCTACATCAGAAATCATAGAGGACACATCATTCTCAAGACCTCCGCCATAAACTTCTTTCAGTTTAGTTTCGCTAGAATAAGTAATGAATAGTTTATTGCCAGCAAACTGAACTCCAAAACCATCCATCACTCTGGAGTCTATTAGGGGATTTGTATTTTCATCGCCTTCCCTCTTAAGACCAATCTTTAAAGGTTCATCGTTTTCGTCAAGGGCACCATCGTACTTCTTTGCGAGAACTTGTGAGATACCATTAATAATTTCAAGTGTTGTTGCCATGTATTTGCTCCTTTGTTGGACGCCATCCAGATTTCCACCTTTCCTCTCTATCCTCGACCCATTGTACATAACACCTAAAACAACATTCAAACTTTGCCATGTACAAGTCGTCTTGAGCGGAAAAGGAATAAGAATCACAAACTGGACAGTCCCTTTCGTTTTCTCTAGTAAGTAGTTTTTTGGTTATCAAAAAACCTTTGTAGTTTTCTTTGGACTTCTTCTCGTCTTTAAAGAACTTTCTTCTATAAAATTCTTTTACCTCTTCTTCGTGCTTTTTCTCTTTTTCGGGAGTCCAGTGCTTCTTGGGATTCTCGATTGCTTCTTCGCCCCATCTTTGAGAAATTGCTTTTTCTAATTTTACAACAAAGTCTTGGTCTTTCATTTACAAACCCAAAATATAAACTATTCCAACAGTCGTTCCAACACCAATGACGAAACCACCTGCCGTAAAAAGATACCAATAATTATTTGGTTTGTCAAGAGCAATCTTTTCTAATTTCTCTATCTCTTGGTCTTTTATTGCAATGGTGTCCTTAAGTTCTTTCTCAAGTGAGTCAACTCTAAGTTTTAGGTTGCCAATCTCAAGATTGAACTTTGCTTCAAGTTTCTCTTTCTGCTCGCCCAATCTTAGTTGGCACCGTTGTTCTTCCTGCTCTTTATCTGCAATTATTTTTGCCATAGCAGGTTCAGTCAAGCACCAACCAGCAAACGGTACAGTGCTGCCTTGTTCAACCTTGACAACACCAGTACCCTGTGCGTGTGCTACCAGCGTGAAACTAGTCAAGGTTAGAAAGATTAAAAAGTTTCTCAATTTTGTCTTTAACTTCATCTGGATTCTCTTTCGATTGTTCTATGACTTCTTTGATTCTTGCCTTGTTTGCTTTAGTAATCTTAACACCTTTCTCGTTGTATTTTTTCTCTATTTCTTCAACAACGTGATGATAGTGCTTTATATTTTTGTCTCTTTCGGATAACTCTCTTTGATGGTTCTCTTTCAAAGAAATTATCTGCTTCTGATAAGATTCTTTTCTCGCCTCAAGTACGTCTATTGCTGCCTGGGCATTCTTTCTAGAAATTGCCCAAATAACAACAGACCACAGAATCAGAAAAGGTATCTTCCAGTTCTCCTTCAACCAGACCCATATTGCTTTTATATGATACATTTTAGATTATTTTTGTCCGTGCTTCCACTGCACTGCTAAGTCAACTAGTGCCTGAGAACCAATATAGGCAAGAGTGACGGCGACCCAATCGCCAGAAGTAAGGGACCCCGCAACTGCCAACCCAGTAGCAGTCAACCATGCCAAAAACTTCCTTGAAATGAAACGCTCTACATATCTGTCAGCAAACGCTTTTATTGCTGTCATAATGTTACCCTCCTTAGACGCGAACATGTGCAAACCCATTTCTTTTATCTATTATGATTTGCGTATCTACTGCGTCTTTAAGAGTATCTAGGTGTGAAATCAAAATAACTGTCTTGAAATATGACTTAACCATGTCAATTATGCGAACAAAACCCTCCATATTTTCTGCGTCAAGAGCAGTCCCTGGTTCATCCAAGATAAAGATGTCTGGTTTTGGAAGACTAGATACAGACAACAAAGCAAGGCGAATTGCCATCGCAGCAATAGTCTTCTCGGCACCAGAACCCATCTCTATAAGTCGTGCGCCGTGCTTTGGATGCTTGATAAAAATATCCAGACGCATTTCGCTGTTCTCAATAAAGACTTCAAAATCAACAACACCCGTCAGAACCTTTGCGATTTCCTCATTGATGACAGGCAACCTGTTCTTGATGATATTATGCGAAATGCCATTCTTGTGAAAACAAGTCATGAACAATTCATAAGCAGCAAACTCAGAGCGTAGCGATTCTAGTTCCGCCTTGTTTTCTTCAAGATTTCTTATCTTCTGTTCTACAGAACCGACTTCCCTTAAGAGTTGGTTGGTTTCTTTCTTGCAGTCATCACACTGTTTAATATATTTTTTAGACTCTTTTTCCAACCTTCTCTTCTCTGA